ATGCAATTGACTACAGCAATGGAAGATTTTGAATATACTAAATGGTTAGACCCCGATCGTGTTCCCTGCTATGTAAAAGAAAATGTCGCTAAACAACTCACCTCTTAATTTTAATAACCAAACTGAATTCGTTCCTGCAAAACCTCCTGAAAAAACTATGACAACTTACGAACGCCTTGATGCTGCTGAGAAAGAACTTCGTTCTGCTCTTGGTTCTGTGACTGGTAATGCTTCTGCTACCAATCTTCGTAAACTTCTTAATATCATTGAAGATGTTGAGAAAGTAAAGCGTGCTTTTGTTGTTAGTAATGAACTGCAGTTTAGTACTACTGATTCTTCTGCTCAAAATTATTCTGAGTACATTAGTGATAGTAGTAATGTTAATTTTGATCTGACTGATCCAGTATTTGCTGCTGGACCAGTCAACATTCCTGGTGCATCTGGTCAGGACGTGATTACATTTTCGTGATTCGCGTCTCGGGACGACGCTAAACTCGCCCTGGTCGGGATGGGTTTAACGACCCCTCGGGTTTCCTAGTTCCTAAAACTAGGTGGTGGAGTCATATGACCCCATGGTTTCCTGCTTCCTTAAAGAGCAGGTGGTGCGGATGGAGTTTACTCCCGCCTGGTTTCTTGTTTCCAGTCAAAGAACAAGTGGCGAGCCTAGGGGGAAGTAACGCTCTCCCACCCTTGCGGATGTAGTTCAGCGGTAGAACGCTATCCTTCCAAGTTAGATGTCGTCGGTTCGATTCCGATCATCCGCTTAGTGTAATTACTAACATGAAGAATTTTATTGAGGTATATGATAACGCTCTATCACTTGAGCACTGTGATGAAATTATAACTTATTTTGAATCCTCTTCTAGAATGGAACGAGGAAAAACTGGTGCTGGAGTTGATCTCTCGAAAAAGAATAGTTGGGACATTTATAATAGGTTTAAAAACAACACTCCCGTTGATTGTATGATACGCGATGCTATAGTTAAAAATCTTGATGATTATAAGAATAAAAATCCTGAGATAAACACTCTAAGATATTGGGCGCTTAGAAATTCTTATAACATTCAAAAATATTTTCCTGGCGGTGGATATTTTACACCACATTGTGAACAAAGTTCAGCAGAGTTTGGTGACCGCTTGATAGTTTGGATGATTTATCTTAATACTGTTACTGATGGTGGTGGAACTAACTTTCCACAGCATGATCTAATTACTGATGCTGTAGCAGGAAGATTAGTTATTTGGCCAGCAGCATGGACACACTTTCATCATGGTATCGTAAGTGAAACACAGATAAAGTATATTGCTACAGGGTGGTTTTCTTTCCTTCCGTAACAGATATATAAATACTTTGAAGGAAAGTATAACAGGCATGTAATGTCAAAAATATTAGTTAACGAACTAGTAAATCTAGCGGGTAACGATAAAGTTACCTTTGCTGAGGGTGCAAAAGTTTCTTCTGGAGAAACTCTTGATTTGAATGGTGCTACCATTACGTTGTCTGATGGTATAGGTCTAAACAATCAGATACTTGCTTCTAGTGGATCTGGACTGAAGTGGGTTACTTTTACTGATACCAATAGTTCTTATGCATTTGCGGCAGTTAATATTGCTTCTAATGATATTAAGTTAAGATTGACAGGTAGTGGTGATGCATCGGGTCAGCAAGATCAAATTACTCTGACTGGTGCAGGTGGTATTACAGTTACAGAAAATTCTGGAACGATTACTTTCAGTGGAAATGATACGAATACCACTTATGATTTGATTTTTGCTGATGAAATTGATGGTGCCAGTGCTACACTAACAGGGTCTGACAGTAGTGCTGATGCATTGATTTTGAAAGGTGGTAGTAATATTAATATCACTAGAAACAACAATGAGATTACATTCTCAACATCATTATCAGGAACTGTAGGTGCTCCTAGCACAGTCACTGATAATTCTATTGCATTATTTGATGGGACAAATGGATCCTTGTTATCAGATTCTGCACTGGTTTTAGATGCCAGTAATAATCTGACAGGTGTCAATAGTATCACTACTACAGCTGATACTGCAAGTTTAATTTCATTTTATTATGCTGATGTTGCAAGTTTCCCTGCAGCAACTGGAGCAAGAGGTTCCTTTGCATTTGCTCAGGCAACTGCCACAATGCATTATGCTGCTGGTAACTCTTGGTATCAGGTAGCAAAACTTAGTGACATTGTTCCTAATACTGATACTACTTATAGTATTGCTTTAACTGGTACGGATCATGGTGAATTAACTCTTACCGATTCTAACGGTATTGAGGATGATGTATTCTTCCGAAGAAATACTTATGGTGGTGTTGAGGTAGAGAGAAATACTGAGACATTATATTTTGACAGCAGATTGTATTCTGTTTCTGTTGAGTCTGGTGGTGGTAACTTTGCATACCTTAGATTAACAGGTGAAAACCACAACAGAAACGGTGCTGTAACTACAACCACCACAGATGATATTACAATTACAGGAGCTGATGGTCTTACAGTTGAGAGAACTGACGCCAACACTATCACCCTGAGACAGGGTGGTGGTAATGTAAGTCAGTATACTGATAATGATGCTAAGGATGCCGCTGGTCAAGCATTAGTTAATGGCACACAATTGGGTATTGCTTTTACATATGATTCTGCAAACAAAGTTATTAATGCTCAGGTAGGAACTACTCCTACTACATTTAATTTTACTACTGGTGCTGATGGTAGTAATCAAAACTATGAGATAACTGGTAGTGATCGTGGAAACACTTATAGTGCTTCCCTTGATCCTACGATTACTGTATATGAGGGTGACACAATTACCTTTGATAATAGTGCCACTAGGGTCAATCATCCAATGTATATCAGGGTGTCTGATGGTGGTGCTAGTGTATCAAGTCCTGCTGCCAGTGGTGAGGGAACAGCAACTACTTCCTGGACACCTACAACTGCTGGTACATATTATTATCAGTGTGGTAGTCACGGTGGAATGATTGGAACTATCACGGTTCTCTCCACTGGTGGCGGTGGCGGTGGTGGATCTGCAATTTTGTATGATCTCTATGGTACTAACACTACATCAAATAATGTCTTCTTGAATCTTGATCCTTCTGTAGGAACAACAGATCAGATTGAGTTTGCTGGTGGTGGTGGAACTACTGTTTCATGGGATTCTGTCAATACTAGAGCAACAATCTCCAGCACAGCACCAGTTCAGTCTGACTGGAATGCTACATCAGGACTTGCTCAGATTCTGAACAAACCTACAATTCCTTCAGCATATACATTACCTGCTGCATCAACATCAACATTAGGTGGTGTTATTCCTGATGGTACTACTATTACAGTAGACGCCAATGGTAATATCGCTGCTGCTCCTGGTGGTTATGTTCTACCAATGGCAAGTCCCACCGTTCTTGGTGGTATTAAAATTGGTACTGGACTTTCTATTGATGCTGGCGGTGTTGTTACTGTTGCTTCTGGTGGTTCTGTTGGTCTCCAAGCAAGAGGAAGTTTCAATGGAACAACAACATCACTCGCCGCCAATGCAACAGCAGACCTAAATATAACAGCGTATAAAGCGTATGTATTATTGAAGGTTGAAACTGATGCTGATGCATGGGTCAGACTTTATACTGACGCCGCTGCTAGAACAGCAGATGCTAACCGCAGTGAAGGTGAAGATCCAGGTGCAGGTACTGGTGTTATTGCTGAAGTGAGAGGTTCTGGAGTTCTTAGAGTATCTCCAGGCGTACTTGGTTATAACAATGATTCACCTAGTGCAACTGATACAATATATACAGCAGTTACCAATCGCAGTGGTAGCACATCAACAATTACCGTAACCATTACCGCAATCAGATTAGAGGCATAAGATGGCAATTTTAAAGAACACAACTTTAGTTAACAGTGGAAACACTGGTTGGACCAGAACCAACGTACTTGATGCTTTAGAAGAAGCTATTGGTGATCTGGGTTGGCACAGTGGATCTCAAACTAATGGTATTGTCACCACATGCCATGCTCCAGGAAGAACTGGGGTTCCATACTTATATGAAGCAACTGAGGGAGTTGAGTGGAATGCATGTGACACTGGAATTACTCCACGGACAGAACTAACTCAGAGGTATATGGTCACTGTTAATAGTGGCGCATATAAGTTTCAGAGATATTTTAGAGGAATATCTTATGCTCAGGACTACATTACTATTACTGAGGCGCACGGTTTGGAGAATGGTCATGCTCTAGTTTATAGAGCAGTTAATTCTCAAGCAACAGCACTATCACCTAGTATTTCTGACGGCGATACGGTTTATGTTGTTAGGTATAGTGAGAATGACACTCAGAGTTTTTACTTAGCTACTTCATTAGCAGATGCCACTGCAGAAACACCTGTTTATTTGACCGACTTTAATCAAATTAATACAGGAGAGTTTTTGTTGATGGATGCTGCTCATACTGATACCACTCAACTTCAAGAAATTCGTCAAGGTGATATCATTAGTTTTGAAACACCAACTAACTATGATACTGTTCGTGGATCTGATAGTCTCCTTTCTAGTACTCACCCACTGTATATTCAAGATTCTTCTGGTGCATATGATGCCGATCGTTTAATTAATACGGTTAATTATAAAGACATTTGGGATGATAGCATTAATCGTGGCAACAATAGAAATTATCCTAGCAATGGAAATTTAGCTGGAGCAGGATGGACTGGATCTGGTGAATTTTATTGGTATACTTCTGCATGGGAGCAGGGGAATTATTATATTGTTTGTGGAAATCATTCTGGTATGACGGTCACCCTTCCTCTTGTACTTTCTCCAGGAAGAATGGATGCATACTCAAGTTCTTGGTTTAAATCAACGAAATATCCTCAGCGTGAAGGTTTGCAACCACCATACTATGATTACACAGTCCCTTCATCTGGTTCCAGATCAGCATTGAGTCTTCGTATTTATAGAGATCACGATACCATTCCATCAAAAATTAATGGTGTTAGAGTTATGAATATGAACTCTAGTGGATGGACTACTAATGAAGTATTCACTATTCCTGGAGATCAGATTGGTGGTGCGACACCTGCGGATGATCTTGTTTTTGGTGTCAACGCAGATGAAACAGGAGCAGGCACGGGTGATGGAACACCATCCGTTCGCATTTGGAACAAGGGTGCTGGTGTTAATGCATATTGGAAGGACACGGAGGGAAGTAAACTCTTGTGGAGATGTGAAAATGATGCTTCAAAAACTTATGGTGTGACTTATTGGTTGTATGAACTTACCAGTGATTATCAGATTAGATTTAAGACTGGTATTAATACATTCTTTGATAATTTACAGGCAAGCGGCACCACTGAAGATAATTATGGACCTCGCTTCGGTGGAAATGATGGACTTGATTATCAGGAAAATAATAATAGGATGGCTCCAACTTCTTTCAGTGAAAGGCATTTTGCAACATCTTCTACACCCACAGCATATCCACTGAAGATTGTTACTTATAAGGCACAATCTCCTCAGGATACTGATTTTGCTATCTTCCAGTTTGTTCAGACTATCAATGGGTCTGATATTCCTTACTTGACATGGTTCCACCATAAAGGAAATAATTATGGTAGTGGTGTTTGGGATTTAGATCATGTATGGCAAGGTGGAATGACAGAAATCTACGGCACTAATAATACGATTGAGTTCCAGACTAGTAACACTCAACGTTATAGTGAGGAGAGACTTGAGGGTGATAGTTATCATCGTAGAACTATGAGAGAAGCGTTGTATGGTTACCTTAGAACTACAACTACTTCTGAAGACCATAGTAAAATTAGATATAATGTCACACATAACTTCTTCCGTAGTGATGTTGCTCATGATAATACAGTGATTCCATACTTTAGAGAGAACACTTATGATGATATGACATATACTCAATATCAATATTATGATAAAAATTTAAATGATGCTATTACTGCTGGTAGTGAGGATGGTTTTGTTGGTGGTTCTCAAGAGGTTTCTTCCTCTGTTAATTATTACAAACCAATTAAAGGTCTCCCGTTGAGCATTAATCTTGCTCCAATTCCTTATTACTTACCAGATGATTTTGTTGTAATTCCTTTTGATATTACACCTGGACAGGCTGATGTTAGAGTTGGAGATACCATTACAGTTAGTGCTAGTGAAGTGTATGAGGTAGTTCATTATTCTTATACTCAACTTGATGAGTCATATGATGGTATCAATGACAACAGAACGATTGGTGTCGTATTCGCTGCGAGGACAACCTGATGGCAAACTGGGATTTAAGTAGTACAGCAACATCTACAACCACTCCAGCTACGGCTGGAGATTGGACTGATGAAACTGATCATCTAATCGGTACATCATTAACTAACATGGATCCTACAATCAATACATATTGGACTACTACCGTTGGTAGAGTAGATGATGTGTATGTTTCGCGAGATTGGGGAACTGCATTTAGTCAGTCAGCACATACTCTCACTGGAGGTGGTGCAGAACTTGCCCCACCTTCTGGTAGAGGATCTAGAGGACAATTATATCCACGATAAATAATTAAAAACCATGTCTAGAATTAAGGTAGATGAAATTTGTAACTTCGCAGAGAACGGTGCTGTCTCTGCGATTGAAGGTCTTACCATTCCTAGTGGTAAAAAATTAACAGTGGTTGGCGCTAGAACTATTGCTTCTGCTACCGCCACTGGAACTGAGGGTGAGATCTGCTGGGATGCAGATTATCTTTATGTTTGTGTAGGCACAGATACATGGAAGAGAATTGCACTCGCTACATGGTAATTAAATGTCACGACTAAGAGCAAACGAAGTATTAAATCAGGCAGGAACTGGAGCAGTAAATGCTACAGAAGGTCTTACTGTTCCTGCAGGCAAGAGTATTACGTTCACTGATGCCAGTGAACCAACTCTTCTTGATGGAACTACGCTCACTACGACTACAATAAATGTAGATCAAATTTATCTTAGTGATGATGATAAGATAAGTCTTGGGCAAGATCAAGACTTAGAAATTTATCATACTGGAGATATTCTTGGTATATCAAACATTGCATCTGATAAGTTGATCTTGAGAGCTACAACGGGATTGGGAGATCCTTATGTCATCTGCACTCAAGGAGGATCTGTTCAATTAAGATATTCTGGGACACCAAGATTTGAAACTGCTGCTGATGGAGTTAGTATCAGTGGGAATATAACGTCAACATATCTGTCAACGGATTCTTCAGGACTTACATCAACATATTTAAATACAAATTCTACGGGAGTAGCGATAACAGGAAGCACATCATCTACTGATGGGTGGGCGGGAACTACTTCATCAGCAAACGTGCTTGGTGGACTTGCAATGCCATTCTCATGTGGTTTGAATGGTAGAATAGCATTACCACCAACGAATGCTACGATGTTATTTGGTGGTTCTGAATACAATGGAGATAATACTGAGGGCGCAGCAATGCCACATGCAGGTAAGTTAGTTGCCGCTACTGTTCATGCAGAGAATGCTGTGGGTAATCTCACACTTCATGCTACTCTTAATGGCACTCAGAATTCTTCATATGAGATGACATTCAGTTCACCTACATCAACTTCTCCCACTGTAGTTGAGACATTTTATAGTTCTCCTATGTCATTTGCTGCTGGAGATAGAATTAATTTTGCTGTAAATAATAGTACACTTACACAATTAGAAGTATTGACCGTTACATTTTTTGTCAAATTTGACTGACAAAAGGGCTTGACAAGATCGTTACATTACTATATACTTTTGTAGTAATTCTTTACAAAAGGAAATGACTGTAACAACTAATGAGTTTGGTCAACAGAATATTTTTGCAAAAGAACCCGAGATGGTAGTGGAAGACTACAACCGTAAGGGTCTCTTCTCGCCCATGCAGTACCGTGAAATGTATAACGGTCGCTGGGCGATGATGGGAATCATTTCAGGGTTGCTTTCCTATGCGATCACTGGTAGACTGTTCTTTGGAATTTTCTGATACCTAATGTCTAATGAGAATGCCCTCTGGGAGGACATGCGAAAACTGAACGATTTGTATGAAGAGCTACTATGGCATCCTGACGATCTGCTACAATTTACTCACGATGGTGAGCGCATCATCATCATAAACACTACACTGGAGAACAAAAAATGAAATTCGGATTCACCCCTGAGGCAGAAGTCCTCAACGCTCGCGTAGCAATGATTGGTTTCGTTGCAGCGGTTGGTGCTTACCTGACCACAGGTCAGATTATTCCTGGAGTCTGGTGATGTTACTCCTAGCAACTTGTATGCTAGGAGGATTCATCTTCGCTAGCATCCTTAAAGATGTAGATGATGACGATGACTTTGGTGGAGGTATGTTGGTCCCTGCTACGGACACAGCATCTTAAGAATAATTTTATAATTTAGTCTTCTAAATACCCTCTATGAAGAGGGTATTTTTGTATGCGCCTGATACACGTTTGGATCTTAAAGCATGATGGCAGGACCCAATGGTATTCAATACCATGGGGCAAAGCACATTTGGATGAGGTGCGAAAGAACGGAAAAATTATCTTCTCTTCATTTTGATATCAATACAATGTAGCAGCTGACACAGCAGTTATTTTTGACTAGATTATGATTATCCCATTATCACTACAAAAATGAACGATAGAGAACTGTCTGATCTCACATTAAGTAGAGCAGAATGTCCTAAATGTCATGCAGTCTGGATTAACGGAGAGCACATTTGGTCTGGCACAGGAAATAAGGGAAGCGAACTTGACCTTGCTGGACTTGTTTGTAATAACCTTGGTAACCACCAGTGCATTAACCCTATGAAAGGGAAGGAGGGTGGAGACACCTGGGCAGAACGTCTCAAAGTATTAAATCAATTAGAAGAACAAGCAGAACGGGACGGAAAATACGACTAAAAATAAGTATTTCTGCTTACGCCAAAAGGGTTGACAGAACTAGAGTTTCAAGGTATTATATATAAATCAGCACGTTAAGGAATGTAACGTTCTTTAACCCGTTGTACACACGCCTCACCGAGACTAAACAGCGTGTCTAAAAAACAGTCTCTCATACCAACTCTGGAGGGTAGAGTTGGAATATTTTACCTAGTGTTCCCCGCACTTTTACTTAACCCTTTTTCAAATGGCTTCAACTCTTTCAAGACAACAAACCTCTTCGTGGGAAAACTTCTGCGAGTGGGTTACTTCAACTAACAACCGTCTGTATGTCGGTTGGTTCGGTGTACTGATGATTCCAACTCTGTTGGCAGCAACTATCTGCTTCATCGTCGCCTTCGTCGCTGCTCCCCCTGTGGACATCGACGGCATCCGTGAACCCGTAGCTGGTTCACTCATGTATGGTAACAACATCATCTCTGGTGCAGTTGTTCCCTCTTCCAACGCAATTGGTCTTCACTTCTATCCCATCTGGGAGGCTGCTTCGCTTGACGAATGGCTTTACAACGGTGGTCCTTTCCAACTCGTAGTCTTCCACTTCCTCATTGGCATCTATGCTTACATGGGTCGTGAGTGGGAACTGTCCTATCGTCTGGGCATGCGCCCTTGGATCTGTGTTGCTTACTCCGCTCCCGTCGCTGCCGCAAGTGCAGTCTTCTTGGTCTACCCCTTTGGTCAGGGTTCGTTTAGTGATGCTATGCCTCTTGGTATCTCTGGTACATTCAACTACATGTTGGTCTTCCAGGCTGAGCACAATATCCTTATGCATCCGTTCCACATGCTCGGTGTTGCTGGGGTATTCGGTGGATCTCTGTTCTCTGCTATGCATGGAAGTCTGGTTACTTCTTCTCTCGTTCGTGAAACTACTGAGACTGAATCTCAGAACTATGGTTACAAGTTTGGTCAAGAAGAAGAGACTTACAACATCGTCGCCGCTCACGGTTACTTCGGTCGTCTGATCTTCCAGTATGCTTCCTTTAACAACAGTCGTTCTCTCCACTTTTTCCTTGCTGCGTGGCCTGTGGTTGGTATCTGGTTCACTGCTCTTGGTGTTAGCACTATGGCATTCAACCTGAACGGTTTCAACTTCAACCAGTCCATTCTTGATGGTCAAGGTCGTGTTCTGAACACCTGGGCAGACGTTCTCAACCGTGCTGGTCTGGGTATGGAGGTAATGCATGAGCGTAATGCTCACAACTTCCCCCTTGATCTCGCTGCTGCTGAGTCAACTCCTGTTGCACTCACCGCTCCTAGCGTTGGTTGATACAAATTAAATATTCCTTACAAAGGCACCTTCGGGTGCCTTTTGTGTTCTATGATTAACAATGATGCTCCATATAAACTCAGAGAGATTATAATGGACACATGGCCACAATTATTTTGGTTAAAGGATTTTAAAAAGGAGAAAACTGATGCACGGATCACTAGACCCAGAGGAGAATGTAATGAATGACAATCGCTTCACTCAAGAAGATCTATGGCAGACGATGAGTGATCTCGGATGGGATGTTCGTCATGATGACATTGGACTTGAAATTGGTGGCACTCAAGTAAGTGGTATCCAACAACCTGAAGGTTACAATAAGAAGTGGGCATCTCAAAAGGGTGACCGCAAGTATAATAAGGATGCTTTTATTGTAATTAAAAATCGTTCTCGTAATCTTACAGTTTCTTCTGTTCCTAATACTGAATTGAAACCTCATCACATTAAGGTTGCAGAACAAGAGATTGCTATCCAACAGGATGAAAAAGCAATTGCTGCTGCTCTTAAGAAGAGTGATGATGAAAAGAATTATGATACTTACAGCAAATGACACAACTAATTGAGAGATCGGATCCCAGATACTTCACTCAAACGTCTGACGCACCATACGATAGACATCATTATAGAATTTATTATCATGGTGGTGAAACTAAAATCGTAGAATCTTGGGAAGAAGTACAAGAAATCTGGTGGAATACAATTTCACAATTCATTTCTCATGTAGAAGTGTTAGATATTCCTAACAAGAAAACTAAAAAATCAAATGGAGGTTTTAAATAGTGGTAGCAAGTACATTACAACAACCGAGGAGGGAATGGTTTGACATCCTTGATGACTGGCTTAAACGAGATCGCTTTATCTTTGTGGGTTGGTCTGGATTACTTCTTTTTCCCACTGCTTATCTTGCAATTGGTGGCTGGCTTACTGGCACAACGTTTGTTACAAGCTGGTACACCCACGGACTCGCGAGTAGTTACCTTGAGGGTGCTAATTTCCTTACAGCGGCTGTCTCAACGCCTGCTGATGCTATGGGTCATTCTCTTCTTCTACTTTGGGGTCCTGAGTCTCAGGGAGATTTCCAACGCTGGCTCCAACTTGGGGGACTCTGGAATTTTGTGGCGCTCCACGGTGCCTTCGCCCTAATTGGTTTCATGCTTCGCCAGTTTGAACTGGCACGTCTCATCGGAATCCGTCCCTACAATGCGATTGCTTTTTCAGGTCCTATTGCCGTATTTGTTAGTGTATTCCTCATCTACCCTCTGGGACAATCCAGTTGGTTCTTTGCGCCGTCCTTTGGTGTCGCGGCAATCTTCAGATTCCTACTTTTTCTACAAGGATTTCATAACTGGACACTCAACCCCTTCCATATGATGGGAGTTGCTGGTATACTGGGAGGAGCACTCCTGTCAGCAATCCATGGAGTCACTGTAGAGAACACACTGTATCAAGATGGCGAACAAGCAAACACTTTCAAGGCTTTTGACAGCACTCAAGAAGAAGAAACCTATTCAATGGTTACTGCAAACCGTTTCTGGTCCCAGATATTTGGAATTGCTTTTAGCAATAAACGCTGGCTTCATTTCTTTATGCTGTTTGTACCTGTTATGGGTCTTTGGACCTCTTCTATTGGAATCATTGGTCTTGCTCTCAATCTTCGTGCTTACGATTTTGTATCACAGGAGATTCGTGCGTCGGAAGATCCAGAGTTTGAAACGTTCTATACAAAGAACATTCTCTTGAACGAAGGTCTTCGTGCCTGGATGGCACCAGTAGATCAACCACATGAACAGTTTGTATTCCCAGAAGAAGTCTTGCCACGGGGCAACGCTCTGTGATATACTGAGAGGGTTAACACCCTCTTTTTTTGTGGTCAAAATCAACTTTTGATTCCAAAAATCGCGGAAAAAAAATTCGCCCAAAATTTTGACTCAGGAGGTTTTTCATGAGTAAAGGATTCAAACCAACAGAACATAAGAAACCAATGCCTAAAAATTTAAAGTCGGCATTGAATCGTGCAGGAAAAGAACTCAAGAATGCATTGAGGAATCCTCTAGTCATTGCAGCAAACCTTGACAAGAAACCATCTGACTGATAGAATAAATAGGAACACAATACAGTTTCTACAATGGACCGTTCATCTTTAATTAAGAAGATTCAGTTTGTTCTTTTTGATGAGTATGATGAGAATCCATCTGTCTTAAATGCCAAGTATTTCGGAGGATATTACAATGAAATGTCGGATGAAGAACTTCTGGACTACTATGAAGAATTGAGGTATGCAAGTAAAAATTTACAGTATCAGTAATTGTAAGTATTGTGATGCACTTAAAACTGTATTGTTAGAATCCTTCATTCCTTTTGTTGAAGTAAAGGTTCGTAGATTTGTTGAAGGTGAGGGTGAAGGTATGTCCTTCACTGAATACCTTGAACTTGAACCAGATATTCCTGTGGCACGAAGATGTATTTTTCCTCAAGTTTATTTTGATGGAAAGTATGTTGGTGATATGCAGGACGCCTTAGATTATCTTTACAAAAATGAAACTAAATAAGAGTGTAGAAACAATGACGAGGAGGAAGCGATCTCATGATCCTGATTTTAGAATTTCCTCCGAAAGAATTCTGAAGTTATGGGGACGTGAGTACAACTTCCATCTTGATCTTTGGTTCTCCGCCAAAAGTTTAAAGTCAGGAGAAAGCAAATGATCTCAGTAGCTCTTTTCTGTTCAGGATTTTTAATCCTCCTGTTCAGTGCTGTTGGATTTGGATTTGGTTGGATGGGCAGAGAGTATTATGAAAACTCTATTGTCACGAACAGATTGTCTGATCATCCTGAGATGATTGATGACAATGGCAACCCGATTACATCCGACTTATACTCTGTTCGTTTTGTTGTTGACGATGATGACGAAGACTAAACACAATTAATTTAATAAAATGAAACTGTTAATTTCTGAAGTGCTACAAAAAGTAAGCAACGCCAAAACCAAATCGAAGAAGATTGAACTTCTTCAGCAATATAATACTGATGCTCTTCGTATGCTCCTTATTTGGAACTTTGATGAGAGTGTTGTCAGTCAACTACCAACGGGTGAGGTTCCATTTAATGCGAACGAAGCACCCGTTGGCACTGAGCACACAGTTCTAGAGAAGGAATCACGCCTGCTTTATAACTTTGTGCAAGGTGGTAACAATGGACTCCAGCAGTCCAGACGTGAAAACATGTTCATTCAAATGTTAGAAGGTCTTCATAAGGATGAAGCAAATCTTCTTTGTCTGGTGAAGGATAAGCAACTTGGCAAAAAGTATAAGGTTACTAAAGCATGTGTCACTGAAGCATTTCCCCAAATCAACTGGGGAGGTCGCACTGCATGAAGACACTTTACACTGATTGTGATCCCACTGTGGCAGAGGATCGTACTTTACCCACAAATGCATTTATGGTTGAATACCTTCTAGATGGCATGACAAAATTTGATGTAGTTATGTCAGGCAAGAAGTCTGAAATCTTTGATTGGTATTGGGATCACTATCGCAAGGACTTAAAAAACATTACCCAGTGTGAGGGTAGAACTAACCCAAAACTTTATAACATTCCTAAGAAATGATTTTATTATGGACTACAAACCCTATTCACCTGAGTGGCATCGTAAAAGATACCTAAAGGAAGCATTAGATAAGTATCTTGACGATTACGTTGAGAACGATATCATTATGGATGATATCCTTAGCATCATCTGTGAGCGGCAAGACCGAGCACATGCTGAGTATCATAAACTTGAGGATCTAGAACTTAAACTACGAGAGTAAAATGCTATCAACTAAGTACAGACTCCGATTGGAATTTATCTGTAAGAAGATCGCTAACAAAGAAGAAGTACAACTTGATGATATGATCTGGGCAGAAAAACTTGCCAAGCGTCATACTACTGCTAGAGATTGGTTGAATAAAGCACGTCGCCAAGCTGCTCAGGACATCCAGGAGGGCAGTATTGATGATTTTATGAATAAGATGGGACTAGGAGACCCCGACCCATCTAATTACAAGAAGGGGTTTGATGGTGCAGATGAAATTGTAGATTGGTTCAAACAAGATAAACCTGACGATTGGAGACAACGTGACTGACGTAACTAAACAGAATATTGCCAATAACCTTATTGATAAGGTCGCTGAACTGTTGGATGCAAAAAGTGTGAGGTATTTCACATGCTGTGATAGAACTACAGAGTCCAAAAAAATTACAATTGAATATGATTATAAAGAAAAATGACTGAAGACTACAAGGTGACGAGGAATCACTACCCAGGAGTAAAAAATGTAACTTGGAGTGATGTGATTGAAAAATTAGGAAATGAATTTTCTGATAAATGTGCTAAGACCATTTATAAAGAATCATTTAATTCTCCCACCTTCGTTACAAATACAGATTATTTTCCAGGAACTATTGGTGATGCTTATGATGAGATAACAGAAGGAAAATCTATGATCATGCATACATATACATCACTCGGATCTGATGCTACTACTTTTGGTAGACATAATGATATGGAGGATGTTCTTATAGTGCAATCAATAGGGAAAGTATTGTATTCATTTGATGATGGTAATAGTTATATTTTAAGACCTGGGGATAGTGTTTTTATTAAAAAAGAAGTTTATCATGACCCAGTTGCATTAGGACCAAGATTCACCTTAAGTTTAAGTAACCCTTTCTAAGATGAGCATTTCAATTATCTACAGCAACGGTAGTCAAGAATGTGAGAGACTCTCACAACTCCTCCAGTCTTTAGGAGGAGAGTTTTTGGAGTATCGTTTGAATGAACACTTCACTCAACGAGCATTTGAACAAGAGTTTGGTCCAGATGCTACATACCCTCAGGTAGCCATCGGTGCTAGGCATGTTGGTAACCTGAAAGAAACCTTAAACCATATGAAAGAGAGAGGTATGATTAAATGAAAGATCAGTACGTTATTGACGACGGCGAATCACAGCAAGTAAAGTGGAATCGCGGTCTGGATCTATTCATTGAGAGTGTGCTGAAACCTGATCCTCAGTTGCGTCAGTGCGCTCATAACCAAAAGTGCTATCATGAACTGATGTGGGTTCGTGAGAACATCCTAGAACACCTTAAAACATTGCGACATCATTAAACTGTATCACGTTATACAGTTGTCATCTTCTAAATAGTATGGTATAATTACCATACGTTCATCCGATGTTAGCAGTCTTGCTGGCATTGACCTTAGCCCATCATAATGACGGCAACCCTTACGGGTGGCACATGAGTTGTGAAAGGTTTCTCCAGAAACGAATTGAAATCCTTATGGATGACAATTTGGATCGTCGGTCTAAATATAACTTGATAAGTTACTTTAGATCTAAGGTAGAAGGTCAGTGTAATCAGACTCTAACTTAGGACGCAAGTAAGTCGCGGAACGGAGCGTTCATCCCATGCTAGAATTACTTCTGTATTCATCCCTCTCTTGTCCAGATGCTGATGCTATAATCTTTCGGATTAATAAGCATGAGAATCTGAACGCAGAGTGGAAACTAGAACTGGTAGAAACCGTAAAGGAATCTGTGCCAGAATGTTATTGGGACGCAAACGACTGAAGGAACGGGGATTAAAAAACCCACTAA